TTAGGAGCATCGTACATCGGCAAGCCTAAATCTCTCTTTACCTCTGCGATATATGCGGTATGTACTTTGAAACCGTATTTAACTTCTATGTATTCCTTTACCATTTTGTAGGTCACTCGTTCTTTGGGCTTGTAACTTTCCGCTCTTTTAGCAATATTATCAAGCGGAACTTTTCCCTCACCCTCGCCAAACTCAACTTTTACGTTGATATGTCCGTCTGGCTTTTTGTGGGAAAGCAGTACTACCGTCTCCACATGGGACGAGGAAACAGTATTGATGTCAGATTGCCCCTGTTAGTTCTCGGAAACAAATCGACTGACTGCTTCTATCCCAGTTGCTATCAATAGTTCTCGGAAACAAATAGCAGGTTTTTAATCCTTTCAAAAGACAACTGCAATTAGTCTTTTTTAGGATACTTCCATATTGTAATTAATTCATCTGATAGCATTTCTGCTCTGGCTAAAATTTCATCTTCGCCCCATTTGCTTACAGTTGTCAAATAACTGCTAATTTTTATTGGTGTGTGTCTATATCCTATGGCATTTCCTGCCTTGTCAGTACAATCAACTTTATCCGAGAACCTCTTGTTCTGATACTCAGAATTATACCCAGTTAATGTAAGATTGCCAATTGTATGGACATAGGTTTCATGAATTCGATTCGCATCTGCTCCAAGGTCAGATTTCCAATCATCAGACAGTGTTTGCGGCATAATATGTTCAATTGTATACTCCGAAGTAGGAACATACTCTTTTCTTCTATTATTCTCAAGTTTATCCAGAATTGTTTTAGTCCTGGAAGAACTTAATGAATAAATTTTTAGGGTTTTGAGCGTGTCCTTAATTTCAGTATCACTTGGCATTCTCTGTGCCCAAGTCAACGAAAAGAGATTTGCTTTAAATGATTTTAACTGATTGGTAGCATTAAGGCTCTTCAGCATAGAAATACAGACCGGTCCAGCAGTATTAGTTGGCAACGCACATATAGCTCTACGCATCCAATACGATTCCATAATTGTAAGAATTTCAACAACATCGTCATCAGCGATGAGACCATCATTTCTGTCCGAGAGAAGTTTTAAGATTGCTGGAGTAATCTTAAACTGTCCTGTCTTCCGGACCTTAAATAAGGCTCTTTGTATACGTGTGCCTTTATCAGAAGCGGTATTCCATTCTGTATAGTACTTAGAATACTGATGGATTTGTTTTACAATTCCTTCTGTTCCAGCAGCTTTGTTCTCATAGTAGTAATTTTTGAATACATCATAATAATCTCCAACTAACTGCCGCTGCAAAACAGATGTCATATAATAATTGAAGAAACTTTCAAATTGAGAAGACTCACCAGATTCCATTCCGAGAGCTTTCTCCATAGGATGCCAGTATTCCAGATATAGTTTTGTCTGCTTTGACGGATCGACTGTCATCAGGAGAAAATTGCGAATTTTGTCAGCAGTAGAAAGCGGCAATCCTGTACTATTCACCGTCTCAAATACTAACTGTGCATTATCTTCGGGAACAAGACAGATGTCGACTAATCTCAGCTTTTTTATTCCATCATACACCAATTGAGGTTCAACATCACTGTCACAAAGAGCCTTGTAGATGATTCTATAATTCTCGAAAATCTTGCTCCTTTTAATATCATCCGGCTTAGTTCGATTTTCAAGAAGTTTCATCCATGCATAGAAGTCTTCTTCATTTAACCTTACTTTGTAATATGTATCCCCAGTCTCGTCCTCATTTGTCAGATATCTGCGAGACAATTTTTCTAATGATGTGGTTGCTTTATTATAATCAACATCATCAACTATTTTCGCTCTTGTGTAGTCCCCAAGAGCAAGTAACACAATTGAGATTGTAGTAAGACGCTGCTGTCCGTCAATCACCAAATATTCCTTTACTGCGGAAGCATGCATCGCGTCCTGCTTTGCAAGATAGATGACAGAGCCAATAAAATGACAAGGCCTTTCATTATCTTTTGCCACCTTTAGAATGTCATCTATCAATTTTAAGCAATTATCCTTCTTCCAGCTATATTTTCGCTGATAAATAGGAACATAGTATTGAGCCTCTGCCCCTAAAAACTTTGTCAATTCTGTATCTATCGCTTTCATAGTGCGCTCCTTTATTGCCCATTCCATCACATCATGCTCTTAAGGATTACAGATGCAATGTTTTTTCCCTCACGCCAGTCACTTCCCGTCTTAGCAATCGTGGTTTTATATCGTCCATCGCCGTAATAGGTGAGTCGATAATGCTTACCTTCCTCAGTAATCTCAAAGCCCAATTCTAAAAGCTGCTGACGCATTGAAGCCGATAAGGTTTTGTAATCCTTAAACAAAATCTTCACGGTGCGTTCTCTTTCGTCTCGAATATTCTGATAATCGTTAGCATTAAGCACATCAGTCAGAACATCCCTGTAGCTTTTCGCGCAAAATGCAAAATGTTTTCGCGTCATTTGCAAAAACCTATTTTAAAAACAGAAAAAGGACGTTTTAAAGGGCTGTAAAATACCCTCCAAAACGTCCTTTTTCTACTGCTTTTTCTTCGGCTTTCGGTTTCCATGCTCTTCAACAATCAGATCTTTTCCCGTGATTTTGTGCTGATTCGGTACATATTCAATTAGATCTGAAATATCGCACTCTAATACTTCACAAATCTTGTCAACGTGATCCAGGTTTATACGGGTTACGAATTCGTGATACCATTCGTTGATTGTACTTGGCCGGATTCCAGTGGCTTCTGCAAGATCTTTCTGCGTCCACCTTTTTTCTCCAAGAAGCCGTGATAAATGAATTTTAATCATGATATCCATGCCCCTTTGCTGGTTATTCTAGCACGAGGGCACTCTTTAAAAGTCATTTTGTTATATTATAACGAAATACGTTATTTTTCGTAATTCCTGATTATCAATTCCTTGAATTGCGAAGTTTTCGTCTTACCCGCCAGGCTGTTATTCCGGCTTATTTCTTCGATATTGTAACCCTTATACAGTTCTCTGACGTAAGTATCATCATTATAAGATAAGATAAAACGGCCTTTGATACTGCTTAAAACGGCTTTTAAACGCTCATGATCCGCTTCGGTGAAGCTTCCCTCATAATATTTTTCCGTCCCATGATAAGGCGGATCAAGATAAAAGAGTGCCCCTGGTCTATCATAAACCCGAATCAGGTTTTCAAAGTCCTTGTTCTCGATTACAACACCCTGAAGCCTCTTTTGAATAAGGGGAAGGTACTCAATAGCATTGGCAAGGTTCTTTTTATTCGTTCCGAAGGTTCTGCGGTCCGACCCGAAGCTCACCTTAATAATATGAAAGAACCGCGCCGCTCTCTGGATATCCGTAAGCCCCTGACTGTCAAGCTGGCTCTTGCTGTCAAAGAACTGTTCCCGCGATATAGTCAACCATTCCAGTTCTCTCTGCAGTTCTCCGCAATGATACTTGATGCACCTATACAGGTTAATCAAGTTGCTGTCACGGTCGTTGAACACCTCCAGTTCTTTTCCCTGCTCCTTTTCAAAAAGAACCCAGCCAGCTCCGCCAAAAACCTCTACATACCGTGTAAATCCTTCTTCTGGAAACCTTTTTACGATCTCTTTTCTCAGTAATTTCTTTCCACCGATCCATGCAATAAAACTATTCATTATGTCCTCCTGATTTCAATTTTAAGGGGCATGAAATCAGGATTCTCCAGGAGTTCGCACTCCCAGAGCCTTCATTTATTTAACGTTTTAAATACGCACTGCTACAGAAGCCCGTGTAAGCTACTCCCTTCACAGTAGTCTTTACATAATACCAAGGCTTTCCTTTATACGGACTGTAATATCCATAACAGGAGACCGCTGTCCCCTTCGGGATCGTAACCAGAATATCTTTTGTTGTACCGGCTCCCGCTCTCAAATTCAGATCTACCGTGGTTTTATAGGTTCCGCTGATAGATACATCCTTTTTCTGAGCTGCTTCAACTTTTTTATTCTGGCTGCTCTTGGAACCATTGTCCAGAACAACCACAGTGTGTCCTTTCGTCTTTGTGACCAGGATATCCCCTCGTAACAAATAGTCAGCAGCTTTGCAATACTTATTTTCTTCCAGGATATAAAACTGGCCAGTCTGTTTCAGTTCGTCCACCTCATTCGCTGTGCTAAAACCATTCACATGAATGCCTGCATAAAGCACACAGCAACGTACCAATTCAGAGCAGTCTGTTTCCACGACTGTATTCACCTTGGAAAGATCGTAAGTATATGGCTTCGCTGCCGCCGTTGCCGTTCCTCTGTGTCCCTGGCAATAACCGATATTGTTATTCTGGCAGGCGGCTTCCATATTTTTAGCGATTGCCTCCCGGACTGCAGGTGACTTTGCTCTAATAACAATCCAACCCTTTGAATGCAAATACCAGGGCTGCGTTGAGACCTCTCTGCCAGTCTGATCGCCTGCCTTGCCACCATTTACTCCGCCATTTTCATTGCTTCTTGCACTTCCAACTCTTACTCCCATTTCAACTACACCTCCACATCATCCGTTGCTTCAATCACAATTCCCGAATTTTCCTGAATCTTCATCTGCTTTACTGCAGCTTCAATCAGGATCTCAATCTGTTTGTCCGAAAGTGCGATGTTCTTCTCCTGAAGAATCTCTTTTAAAAACTGCGTAACGATGGCTTTTTTCTCTTTTCCACCAGTGGCTTTCATGGTCTGCTGGGCCATTAAAACCGCTTTATATGCCCACTGGGCTACCAGGTTCAGCTTCTCAGAATCAACCTTGCTTTTTACCCAAGGAAGCACATATCTGGTTAATACCAGCACCGCTACCATCACCAAAATCTTTAAACATTCAAAACAAATATCACTCATTCTCCGTCTCCTCCATTATTTTTTTGTCTGTCTCCCTGTCCTCCAGTTCATATTGTCTGGAAAGATGTCTATCTTTCGTTGTCTTGATCCAGCCCATTACTCCACATTCTCCGCCACATACGCTAAACACGCAGGTACATAAGGTATCTGGGATTCCCCCTGTTTTTATGTAAATAGCAATCATTGCAATCACAAAAACAAGTAAAAATATCGCCAAGATTACAAGGATCACATCCATGGTCTTCCACTTTTCTCTTTGCATGATCTTCCTCCAATTAAAAAGGCACATCGGAAACATCCGATGCACCTGCTTTTACCTTATTATTTCTCTGTGAGCTTCGTCCATATAAGGAAGTTCTCTGCAGCCGTATTCAGCTACGTTCATTTCTTGATCAATAGAATCCAGCTTCTCCCGATAATAATTCTTTACTTCTTCGGAAACCTGGTTCATATGTTCCAGATCTGTTACCAGCTCCCGGAGGAGATCTGCCTGCTTGGTTGTCACATCGCAAAGCGTGTCTATAATATGAAGCAGAGTCATGTTTCTTCTCCCTTCCTATCATTCCTGTTTTTCCGCTTCAATAGCCGCTTTCACCTTTTCACGGAAGGCCGCCGGTACGCTGTCAATGGTTCTGATTCCAGCTTTAACTAAAGTCACATAAAGTTCTAACATATTACACGCCTCCATTCTCTTTTTCATACAGATCTGCAATGGCCTGCATGATGACTAACTGATTTTTTTCTGTTTCAATAAGTTTTTCATAGATATCTGCCTGAGCGGCCATGGAAGTCAGCATATTTTTATTGCTGTTTTCCTGCTCCAGGGCTGAAAAATATTCTTCTTTTGTAAGAATCCTGTACTCGCATGAATAACCCTTATCAACTTCTCCGTTCCCGTCTTTTCTTTCATACGGAGTGATATTGCGCCTCTGAATGTAAGTGCCTTTTCCAAGCTCCTGAAGGGTTTCAGGCTGTTCTCTGCAGAGTTCCTTTTTCCATTCCTGCATGACGATTTACCTCCCTTGTCATCTTTGAAATAATCCGTTTGATTTTACGGACGTTTACCAATTCCTTAATATGTATCAAATACCAGTCATACGTTTCTGAATGTGTGATCCACCCCAGCAACGATACAAAACCACGGCAAAGCCCCAGCGGAAACCGCTGGCCGTTTTCTTCCTTTTTATGCAATTTTCGGGCTATGCGCTCTACATGAAGTAATATGCGCTTCCGGATCAACACTTTTGACCGGTAAAATAGCCAGCCCATGGCCGACACGCAGCGCCCCGTTTTCTTCCCATTTTTCTTGGTGTATTCAAATCGGAACACCTGCCAGTCACTCTTCATGCGTAGTCTCATCTTTCCAAGCACCTGCCGAATGTAAAGCAGTGCCTGGTGCAGCTTCTTTTTGTTATCATCAGCCAGCGTATAATTATCCATATACCGGACATGATGTGCTATTTTCAGCTTACATTTAATGTCATAATCCAGTTCCTGGAGCATGAAATTCGCAAGCCATTGAGAAAGATAGAAACCTAAAGGCATTTCTTTAGGAAAATATGTCATGCAGACATCAATCAGATGTAGGAAAAAGTTATCTTTAACTCTACGCTCTAATTTTTTCCGAACAATTTTATACTGAATATGGCTATAAAAATGCCGGATATCTGCCTGTGCAAAGTTCCTGATTCCCTTTCCACTTTCGATCCAACGTCTGATAGCTCGCTGCCCCTTCAGGGAACCCCTTCCAGGAAACGATGAGAAGCTCATCGGATAACTGCTTCCCGCTATGATCGGCTCCAGGATCATTACAATAACATGCTGAATCCAGAGTTCCACCATAGTCGGTACATAAACAACCCTCGTCTTTCCAAACTCTTTAATAATTACCGGGTTATGCTTTACTGGCTTAAATCGTTTTTGGGGATCAGTCTGCCATCCATCCGGTTTCGTATTCAGGATAATTTCCTGGATTTTCTTAACCCAGGCATCCAGATTTTCCTCCGCCATTTGAAAGTCTTTTCTCTTGGTTTTCCCTTTTCTCATACGTTTAAAAGCCTTTTTAATCACATCTTCCCGGCAGGCCAGCCGATACAGGTATCTATAACTTTTCTTTTTCTTCCAGGGAATCCCGGTCACCTTTTCAATATCGTATTTCAATATACGCATGATCTTCTATCTCCTCGCCGCTTTCGGACATTTCCTGCTACTTGCAGCTCCTGACCGGAACTATTTCCACTCACCAAAACCCATAAGGGCGGATATAACGATGTTTCAATCGTCTGCGGTGTAGGATTACCGGGAACATTTTGGTTGTCGTTCTAAAATTGATAGAAAAAGGACGCGCCGTAGTTCCACCAGGCGTTAGCAGCCACATTGTTCAGTGTGCGGGCCCAGAGGCCGTCATTAAGACCGTCATTGCAATTGCCGAACCGTAGCGAAACCGCCGGAAAGGGTGTTCCGGTAACCCCTAAAATTCGTTTATTCCCTGCAAGGGCATCGGGGGAAATCCCCCGAACCCCCTATTTTCTTTATGGGGGAAGACCCCCATACCCCCTAACAGCAGCTCACGCTGCTGCAGGTGCTGGAAGAAGTAAGGACGCGCCGCAGTTCCACCAGGCGCTAGCAGCCACAACGTTCAGGGTGCGGGCCCAGAGGCCGTCACCAAGACCGTCACAGCAACCGCCGAACCGCAGCGAAACCGCCGTGATTGTGGCGTTTACCCAAGTATGATCACAATAGCCAGTTGCCGAAGTTCCCTCAATTTCCTCTGACGGAATCGCTCCAAAACCTTTGACTACGTGCATGGTCGCATTGTAATGGTTTGCTGTCACGTTGCAGCCTGTATCCAGATACCCGTCTCCACTCAGATTGTAGGTATAATCTGTAGATACCTTAATTCTTCCATTGACCGCGACCATATACGGATCACGCTGCCAAAGCATATAACTGCCCAGAACAGCGCTATGAAAAATCTTATTGAAAGACTTATTATCATCTGATCCATAAAACCGGCCGCCTCCAACTACCTTGTTGATCTGAGTTCCATAATGCTGGGCTTTATCCTCTACATAACTGGAGCACATTCCGCTTCCAAAAGAACTTTGTGAATCTGTGCTTCGCGTAAGCATTACACAAATATCTGCTAACGTATTTGTAAGCGGGCCGCCGAAGAATAACCCGCTTGCACTCGTTTTCAAAATCGCTGTGTTCTGCTCTGTAGTGCCTATTGCGGTTCCTGATGAATTATCAGAAGAGCTTCCTGAAGCAGTCAGGCAGCTCCACTGACCTGCAATGCTTCTCATCCTTCCGTTTCCATCAATAGAGCCATAGAACATGGGAATGAGCATGTAGTCCCTAACTTTTCCTTTGACATTAAAACCAACCGGCTGGAAATCCGGATCAACCTGCCGCTCGCAGAAGTATACATAACGATCTGAACCGACCTTATATTCCTTTTTGTAGATCTTCTTAATGACCGCCATTGCATTTCCTGCAAAATTTGCATTTGATACATCTGAAGCTGTTCCGTCTGCTTTCTTCGTATAATCATCCGGATTCAGATAATATTTGATTTCTCCATCCCACCCACACATAACCGGCACATTCGCTTTTAACCAGCTCCAATCCGCCCAGGAGCCATAATCCATGGCATGAGTAGCCATATTCATGGACATAGGCTTAAAGTCCTTGTTAGCGCCCAAGTATTCTACACGGGTAGCTGGATTCAGATCTGATGCTTCGTGAATAACCATTCCATAGATCGGTGCGTCAGTCGGGATCAGGTTCCGGATCAGCTTCTCTGTCTGCTCCTTCACTTTCAAAAGGGTTTCCTGCTCCGCAATAAAAACCTTATTTTCCGTCATTTTTTCCCTCATTTCCAGCATAATATAACACGATGCGTCATATTTTTGCTTATTTTGTTATTTTATAACGTATCCCGTTATCATATAACGGAATCCGTTATTCTCCAGTGCCATCAGCTTCTTCCGAAGGAAGCTGAACATAATAAAGATGACCATTTTCCATCCCCAGACGGATCTTCGCTCCGTTTTTGTCATCCTCATAAATTTTGGCATCCACCTGCAGTGCCTTGTCATTTTCAAGTAACTGCTGATAGCGTTCGTTAAACCGGTCTGCATGTGCAGGAGTTGATGTTGTAAGAGCCTCCATCTGGAGGTTCAATGTAGGATTGTTCTTGATTGGTAAGTTAGCCATTGTGTTCCTCCCTTAAAACGTGTCCTTAATCCAGAAGGTCATCGCAAGATCCGCATCCTTGCCTTTAGCTGAAAACCGCTTAATATTAACGATATCACCATTAGCATCATACAAGCCGATCTCGCTGATCTCTTTGCCCGCCAGCTCCTCTTCGGTTAGCGTACATTCATACTTGCATTCTGTATCGCTGACCATTGTATAGCCGTCATACTTCTTTCTGAGAAGTTCATTTCCGAGGGCGCTGTCTGTTTCCGAAAGAGGAATAATGTTCCCACTTTCATCCACACCGCCATCACCGAAAACAAAACCTACGATTTTCGGGAGCTGGATTTCTCCGGCCCTGGCTCTAACCATATTTTTTCTTGCTGTCACTGTGATGATCTGATTCTGTGTCATGTCAATTCCTCCTCACGCCTCTCAGCGTCCAATATTCTCTTTCCGTTCAAATTTTGGCTGCCATCCAAAAACCATAAATCCTTATCCAGTCGAACACGATAGTCATTTTCCTCTTTGTTTTCTATCTTTCCAAAATCAAAGTGTTGTCCGTACTCATGTGGGTGTCTCAGAATTTCAAGAAGAACAGAACCATCTAATTTCCACGCACCGTTTAGTGTTGGAACTTGCCAGAACTGGGATTCAAAGCCCATGGATACCATGCCGACAGTGTTCTCATCTTGGCAGATTGCTGTCATAAATCTGGCTGCCTCCGTGAAATCCTCATGAAGTTCTATTTCTCCAATTTCATAGGTTAAGCCGTATTCATCTGCCTTACGGACTGCATCAAGATTGTATGTACCGTCCAGCAACCAGGCTCCATTCAATGTCCGAACCGGCCAAAACTGCGCTTCATAACCCAGTGCCATTCCTGTCACGGTATATTTTTCCGGGCTAATATAGCCACTCTCTATCAGTAAAATCACACGATATCTTAAATGTGCTGGCAGCCATTTGTCCAAAAATACCCGGATGTCTTTCATATCAACACCCACAATTTTGCTTACATCCAGCGTTATCGTTGCCAGGAGCTTGTCCGCATCTGCCTCTACTGTTGTATCAGCTCCTGTTCGGGCATCCAGTTTTTCCTTCAACCAAGCCTCATTGACCAGCTCCTCATGGAGTAGCGCCGCCGCCCCATACATTTCATCAATAATTCTTTCTATCTCAGCCAGGATTATATCTTCCACATTCAGAAGGTCTTCCATTTGCCTCATCTTTCGCACTCTGGCCGGAAGCATCTGTTCACTATTCAGTGACACTGATAATCACTCCCTTCAGAGAAAAGAATTTGTTATAATCTGCCGTGATAGAATCCTTTTTTCCATTTATTGTTAAGTCCACCACCTCGGAGACACCACTCACCGCGCTGATGATATTGCTGACTTTAAAGAAGTTCAGGGAGATCACTCCGCTCTGGAAAGCAATTTCCAGAAAATGTGCCTGAACATCTGTCTGAATCTGGCTTTTAACCGTTTCCTCCGTGTATCCGGCTGTTTTGTGAATCTCGCATACAATGGTTACATCAATACTCTCCGCTGCAGATACCACCGGGTTAGCCCCCACAGGCCGCTTCGTATTGATATACTCCTGCACAATCCGGATTTCTTCTTCCGTAGGTGCCTGGGCCGTTGTGGAAACAATGGCGATATATACGTTTCCTGTTCCGTCTCTTGGACTGGAAACTTTTGCATTTCCCGCCACCCTTTTGCCCTGGGCATTGGTTGCTTCCTTGGCCCATTTCACATAATGTTTTTCATTTCCACTGGTTCCCATGTCACTTCCTTGAGCAGCCAGTTCATCCTGCAGGGGAGCAATGAGCATCGCATTAAATCGGGCCAGTTCTTCAGATACCGCCTGCAGGTTATCCATTGTAAAGCTTCCCTCTATCCTGGAATCTTCATTTTTGAGGCTTCCTTTCATCCTGGCCAGAATTCCATCTGCCGTAAAATCCATTTATACATTCACCCCTTCCATTCGGATCGGTACCGTTTCTTTCCCATAAATGCTGGTACAGTCAAATGTTACTTTCATCCCCCAGCTACTGGTCTCAAAATTAAAATTTTCCAGTTTCTTGATATATGGATTTACCATTAACGCTTCGGTAATATAACGCTTCATTTCTGACTTTACTATTTCTCCGTTCATGGAGTGTCCAATGAGCTGATCCTCATATTCTTCTCCGAAGGCCGGAGAATAAGCTACGTGTCGGAACCGGGCTGTTGTAAGTGCCTTAAATATCCAGATCCGGAGTGCAGCATTTCCTTCCACCAGATAAGTGCAGCCATTTTCATCCAGAAGCAGTTCATTTCTCGCATAATCATACGCATATTCTTTCAGTAATGGTAAATCAGTTACTTTTTTCGTATCTGTAACCCCAGACGCATCAATAAATGGAAAAATGCTCATCCTGCCACCGCCCTTCCAGCTATATAAAAGCCGCTTCCTGTCATGACAACCACCACCGTATCACCTTTCTTGATTACATATTTTTCATGGAATTCTTTCAAAAATTCATATGCTGCAGCCGGTTCAAACGGTGTTTCAAAGGGCTTTAAAATCTCATCACCGCCATCCGATGCCGCTACCGTCAAGGCCGGATTGATGTAAATGCCAGCAGATACTGTCTGCCCCTGCAGTTGAATAGACAAAGGCTTCACACTGATCACATCAGCCAGGAATGTTCCATCTACGCTTGCCTGAACCCCGCCACCGGAGTTTATATCCGCAGCTCCGCCACCGGATATACGTTCTTCAATTGCGTGAACCATTCGCACGATGTTATGATCTGTCATGTCAGTCCCTCCTACTTACTTTTCTTATTGTTTGTGTCCTTCTCGATTTCCTCCTCATCCATCAGATTTTCAAAAGCCAGGGTAAGATCCATTTGCGCTTTTCCATTGGTAAAGGTATGAGTATCGCTTTCTATGTAAAACTGTCCATACAGTCCAGAAACTTCATCCTGGACAATAATGGAATAGCCAGAGACCGCCCTGAAATCATTCGGTACTCCAGATACAGATCCAGAATTTTCTACAGAAACCAGTGCTTTTTGTGCTTCTGCTGAAATATCTTCTTTATCGCTCTGTTTCATAACTTTCTGAACCAGGCCATATTTTTGAATGGACTCTGCATCCTCTATCACCTTGATCTGATTTCCTTTACTGTTGGTGATAATTACACGGTTTACCAGGTTCTGCAGAGTGCTTTTATACTCTGTATCAATTAGGTTGTAATCTCCGGTCATCACAGCTCCACACAACGTCCCCTTTTCAATCACACAAAGCTGATTGATATTTTTAATCAGAGGAATGTATTTTGTACCATTCTTTCTGGCTGCTACTGTATAGGCCATCATGATTGCCTTATATGCCTTTTTTCCAAAACACGGTGATTTCACTACAACTCCATTGGTCGGAGCCAGTTCTCCGCAGGGAATATCCAGTTTCTGGCAGATCTGTGTGACAATACTTTCTGGTGTCCCAGAAAAGACCATATTCACATCAGACTGGTTCACGTAAAACAAAAGATCATATGCCAGATAACTTACCGTTTTAGAGCTGCCTTTTTTATCCGCATCAAATATAATCCCGCCGAAAATATTATTTCCTTCATTATCCTGCATGATAATTTCATCCCCAATGTCAATGGACACATTCGGGAATAGAGTATCTTTTTTGTTCTGTGCGATAGTGAAATTGACTTTTCTGGACACCTGGGAAGTATCACCAGACCAAGTGATCTTTTCAATTAGCTGGCTGATATCCTTTCCTCCTGTCAGTAATTTCATTCCTTCCACCGCCTTTATGCAGGAATCGAAAGCACAGTACCCGGATAAATCCAATGCCCGTTCCCGGAACTGCTTTTTCCATGGCTCTTGGCTGCCGCTTCAATCGTTCCGCTATTTGCACCATATATCTTCGTATACTGTGCCCCATTCCCATAATATTTCTTTGCGATCCCCCACAAAGTATCCCCGCTAACCACCGTATGACTTCCACCGGCGCTGGTATTGGGCCGATCTGTAAGACCATTGTCCCTGACCTTTGGTGTGATATTTACCGTGGGAACATTCAAAGTAACATACTCCGAAAAAGACATGGTATAATAAATATCCTCGTCTCCTTCATTTCCAGAATAATTCAGTTCATCCATCAGCATTGCCAGATTGATGTCCATGTCCGTTACAATAACACGAACCACCTTTTTTGATGTTTTCCACTCATCCAGCATGGTGATATAACCTTTCGGTGTATCTTCTGCTCTGCTGCTGAAAGGAGAATTTTCTGATGGGAAGAAGCTGGAAAACTTTGTGCGTTTTAATCCACAGTCTCCCGGAAGATTGACTTCTCCCATTTCCAGCAAAGTTATCGTCTGATTTAACTGTTTTGATGTAATCTCCACCGTTTTAGGGTTAATCGGGAGCTTAATGACTTCGCTCCGATTATCCACACTTAATTCAATGATTCTCTCTTCCATAAGCTCCCTCCTATCCCATATTTACAATTACTTCTACAAATTTCTTTGCTACTTTATCAGCCATCTCATCAATATCATCTTCTGACCGGACATTGATGGTATCTGCAAGTTTGGCAATCTGGACTGTAATGCTTCCGAGGAATCCTCTTGCTCCACCAGACGAAGTGCTGCCCGGTACCTCCATGCTGCTCCTGCTCTCCCTGATCCGGTCGATCAGAGCTGAAAGATGCTGGTCAATATTTGTTAAAACGCCGATGACAGAGGACATTCCTCCACCGTTTCCGGAGGATGCTGCCATACTTCCCTGTACTACGCCACCGAATGCATTGCTGGTCAGAGACACACTTTCCTTGTTTGGAAGTATCCTGGAACCTCGCGGCAGATTTACAAGCTCTGGGCCTTCCTCACCTACCCAGGTAAGTCCACCACGCCAGTTGTTGTCTCCAGCCGCATTCTTTCCAACGCTTCCCGATCCACTGCCTCCAGAACCTGCAATCTTGGCTCCTGTGTTGCTGATCCAGTCCGCTACCTTACCGATAGCCGAACCAATTCCTTCCACAATAGGCTGAACCACGCTCCAGACGCTCTCCAGGATACTCTGAATTCCTGGGAACACGCGCTGAACCACGCTGAAAACAAGCTCGAATACACTAATGCACAAATCCATAATAGGCGAGATCACGCTCCAGGCTGTGGTCAATACAGAACCGATTGCCGGGCCAGCTACCGCGATAACCTCCTGGATGAAGCCCATCCGCTCTCCGATAAAGCCGATCACAGAACTTACTTTCTCACCAATGCCATCGAATATCGTACTGAAAACAGGGGCAAGCGCCACAACAGCCACACCGATAGCCGACACCAGCCCTGCGATAACTGGCGATGCCTGAGAGATCAGGCCACTGATACCAGAAACCACACTTGAAATCACCGGGAGTATTACTGGAAGCATAGTTGAAACAGTGTTCACAATGCTTCCAATTGCTGGGGCACTGGCTACTGCAGCCTGACCAAGGGAATTTGTTATGCTCTTTCCGAAAGATACAAGTTCCGGTATAGCCGCTGAAAACTTGGAACCCAGGTTTCCGATACCATCAAACGCCTGGTTGACTGCGCCGCTCATAGAAGATGGCAGTGCGCTCACAATTCCGTCTTTCAGGCCCTTGACGATTTCTCCACCAGATTCTTTAATCTTCGGAGCAGCCGCCTTTATACCTGTTTTCACAGCTCCAGGAAGCGCTTTTACGACTCGTCCAACCATCGGAACCGCATTCTTGAACAGGAACGTGCTGGCCGTCTCCACTACAGAGCCCATAGCGCCTTCTACATCACCGCCACTCGCCATAAAGCCAAGCAGATTTTTAACTGCGGACTTCATGGCTCCGAAAGATCCGCTGAATGTGGTCGATGCTTCTCTCGCTGTGGTTCCTGTAACATCCAGTTTTTCCTGGATCACATGGATCGCGTTATACACATCCGCCAGATTATCCAGGTTATACTTAACTCCAGAAATTTTCCCAGCATCCTTTAACAGACGCTCCATTTCCGACTTCGTACCACCGTAACCAAGTTTCAGGTTATCCAGCATGGTGTAGTTCTGCTTGGCAAAGCCCTGATAAGCGTTCTGGATAGAGCCTATGTCGGTACCGAATTTATTCGCGTTATCTGCCATATCCACCATGGCCTGATCCGCCACTGTGGCCGCTTTTGCCGTATCACCCTTTAAACTGTTCAGCAGCGAAGCTGAAAAGCTGGTGACCTGCTCCATATAATCATTTGCTGATAATCCCGCTGTTTCAAAGGCTTTGTCCGCATTCGCTTTGACTGTATCCGCATCATCCTTGAATAAGGTCTCGACACCGCCACGGCTCTGCTCCAGCTTCGCACCTTCGCTTACTGATGCTCCCACCACTGCAGTAGTGGCCGTGGCCGCTGCGATTGCAACCGGTATAACAACCTTGGTTCCCAGTTCTTTCATTTTTCCGCTGATAGCAGAAATTCCTTTGCCGGTAGCATCCTTGATCTTCACTACCGGCTCGGCAACCTTTTTCCCAAGATCTTTTACACGGCTTTCTACCGCTTTAACTTTCGTTGTGGCCATGTCCTTTACAGCCATGGCCGTCACTACTTTTTTCCGGAGCGGTTCCATTTTGGACTTCAAGCTATTCAGTGCCTTGGTTGCCGGAGTTGCATCCAGCTTTGCCTGGTACTTTTCCTTCCAGGTTTTCTCCATCTCCTCACGGGTTTTCTTAACATCCTCCCGGAAAGAAGTTTGTTCTTTCTTTATGATCCGGAGAGTTGCCGTGACATTATCCTTAATGCTGATACTTCCTATCACACTCATTTGTCACTTGCACCCCCGTTCCCTTCAAAAGCAAACAGCTTTCTTCTTTCCTCTATGGCCGTCTCCATGGAAGCAAAATAAAAGAGCCTTTCCTCCAGGCTCAGATTCAGGATATATTCAGGTGTGATTCCCTTCTGCAGATAAAAGTGCAGGAAATAGGTTTCTCCGTCTCGGCTTATGAGTTTTTTAATTCTTCAACCACAGTGACCTTCTTATTTCCGAGTACACCGGAAAGCTTCATGATCTCTGTAGCAATTTCTGTTATCTCGCTCATTTCAAAGATATTCACCACTTCCGGATATGTCTGGATCAGCCCCTGATTCATCATCTCCTGTGCGACTTCTTTTAAGTTCGGTTCCACAACGGCCAGATAAATCGTATATTTATCTGCCGCATTCGGATCGTTTTCATCTTCGATTTCCGTACACTCTACGATTTCCGGATAATCCAGGTTGCGGATTTTAATATTTTCATCCAGGCTCGGAATATGTAATGTGCGGTATTTTCTGACCTTTTTCTCCTGAAAGCGCTTGATCGCCTTGTTAGTAAAACTCTTAAATACCTCGCTCTTATCTTTATCCATGACTGTTTCCTCCTCTTATGCTGCAATCTGATCCAGATTCTGCAGATCAGACGGTGTGAAGCCGATGCTGGTTTCTTCCTCGACAATTCCGCCTTTTTCCCAGTTGACCACCGGAAGTTCATTGTGCCATACATTGTTAGCTGACCAGCGCTCTGTCTGCCCATTCACGGCATCTGGATCTTTCAGCTTTGCAATAATCTGGCAGCGCACATCCTTGCCTTTCTTCCAGCTTTCCAGGATTGCTTTTGCCCTGGTATAAACTTTTTTTACGGTATAGGAGCCTTCGCCCTTTAACCCGGTAATCTTAGAGTCCACATCAATACCGATCTGGACATCTTCACGATTGGCTGTTACCTTTAACTCGATCTTAGAAAATTCAAAGATTTTCTCTCCATCAATCCAAAGCTCTCCCCAGGTACCGGAAAGAGTTTTGTTGCCTCTGATACTCTCTGCCATTGTCATTCCCTCCTTACATGTTTACTGTCATTTTCAGATCTTCCATGGCATCCACAAATTTCACGTTACTGGTCACAAAGACCTTACTTCCTGTATTTGCTTCAGCCACCGCCGTATCATCCATTTCTGATGTGTCGGTGCCCCGTCCTTCCAGATAATTCCTCTGGGCATCTACATCTACAGATACGGTATTGTCATAACTGCGATCCAGGACATCCCCAAGAAGCTCCTTATGGTAAGAGCTGATGGCTGCCACAAACATCTGCTTGTTGTCATAGTCATTGATGACTTTGCCCACATAATACTTTTCAAATGTATCCCGGATATCATCCATGTAGAGATCCATGCCCTCCACGATCTTGATCTTCCGAAAATCTTCCGTTTTGGTGGCAGTAAAGGAAGTCAGGCTGTTCACACCGCGCCCAATCTTATACTGGCTGCCATCAAAGGTAAGGATCAGTTCGCCTGCATCGATCCGCTCATTCGGATCATCCGGCACTTCTGCCGAAGAAACATCGTTCAGAACATAAAAGGTACTGCTTCTGGAAAGAGACAGTCCAGCAAGGATTCCTGCGATCCGCGCACAGTATTCCGCTGCAGTATGCTTTTTCCCGGTAACAGACGAAGTAATGTTCTCTGTGGTAAAGTTGATAATTCCCTCATGATCTCCCGCATAATGGGGAAGAATCACCTTGAAGGTCTTCTTTTCATCATTGCGGTACTGCTTGATCCAGGCTCCGATCATCGTGGTATCTGCCGCCTTAATTCCAGGGATGCACAGATAATTCCATTTTAAGTCCTTTAACTTCTTCAGAACCGCGTTGTAGCTTTCTACATTGGTGGCCACTCTCATGGCGATCACTTTTGAAGGTGCCCCCTCATAGATCAGCTTCAGATAATTGTAGTTATCCTCCGTCCACTGAGTGAAATCCACATCATCCACTTTGTTGTAAACATTCTGTTCTTCACCTTCCGTGTCATCGTTCAAAATAACCGCCACAATTCCTCTGGCACTGCGCTCAATGGCACTGATACCCTTGGACTGGAAGATAAAGTTAAAATTCGGTAATCCCAGGCCCATGTTTACTCACTCTCCTTTTTCAGTGATACTCCCAGCTCCTCCATCCGGTCATTTGCAACCTTCTGTTCTTCGGAGTGCCGGAAATTGATAGTAAAAATGTAGTGGAGAACGTGATCCACTACATTGATGTCCGCATTCCCGATGGTGATCTTCCTATCACCAAACGAAAGCACCGGACGAATGGCTGCGTCAATTTCAGCAGCTTTAATGAGATAAGCATTATTGCTTTCGCCCTTCTCATGATAGGTAACATCCACCATGACGCTCATGTCCGTGTAAATTCCATCCACAGTTACAGGACTTCCTGGCTTCAAATCCACAAAATACCAGGTTTTAGGCTGTTCCACTCCATGGGCCGGGTCTGTACTTTTGATCTCTTCAAAAAAGACATCTGTGTCCGGATCTATCTTCTTTAAGGCCCAGATCAGCGCGTCTTTTATCTGCAATACTGGATTTTCCATCATTTCTCCTTAAACCAAATCATGCGTATTTAAAAAATCAGTCAACCAGGCCCGCAGGTAATCTGGAAGCTTCCGATCCATTTCCTGCAGAGACACCTCCAACATATGAGCGCCTTTTTTAAAGCCGCCGCCCTTCATGCGATGCCCATACTCCACAGGCTCCGCATATTCCACATTGTTGTAAATCTCAATATAGTAAGTGTCTCCCCGTTTTTCGATAGTTCCCAAGTTCCAGGCATTCCGCAAATGTCCAGTCTGAACCGGAGTCAGTTCTTTTGCTCTTCCAAGTGTCCGCTCCGCAATGTCAATGACCATTTGCTTAAATTCTTCCGGATATTGCTGATCTATAACCTGGGCCAGGTTCTTTTCCCACTCATCCAATCCGTCAAAGGTATATTCGGTACTCATCAGACCACCGGATCATCCAGACGAACTGGAACATTATTGTGGGACGGCTGCCGTTCAGCAGCTCCAGCCAGAGCTTCTATAACTTTTCCAAGCCGGGAAATTACCAGGAAATCATTTTCCAGGATGTCGATCTCCGGCCTTACAAAAAGGCTGTAGGAAGTATCTACAGATGCCGTGGAGCTGCTCTGGGCCAACGCTCCGCCGCTGTGGGAAGATAGCGCACATGGAACATCCTGATACATCATCTTCCCTTCCGTACCGCTTTTAAAAACACTTTCACCAGATGGTAAAGTATCTTTAAAAGGTCGGTAAACGGTCACTGTATCCCAGTAGGTCTCTGCCAGAATATCAGCTTCCTGCATGGTTATCCTTTGGCAAGCGCATTTTCTTATAGTGGTTTAAGGATGTCTCATAATTCTTCATGAAGTCCACCGTGGCGCTCCTGGAAGCGCTTGGATCGCGGTAAGAAATCGTTGTGTCTCCACGGGTGACGGATGATGTTTCTTTTCCTGTGGAGACCAGCAGATCTGCCTTTAACATATCCTCGGCAATCTGGGCTGCAGTTCCTTCCAGGCGTTCCGGAAGATCTTCTCTGCAGCAGTAAATCAGGATCTTATCTACCGCCCGGCGCACATATCTCCTTGCGGAGCTTTCTTCCGTTTCCGCCATTTTCATGTTATCCATGACTTCGGCTACAATCCTGTTTTCCTGTTCACTTGCCATGCAGTCCCTCCTACTTTTTCCTTGCTGTCTGGCTTTTCTCAGCAGTTTCCTGGTTCTGTTTCAGGGCCACTTCAAGCTGATCTTTCGTGCCGTCCAGTTCCTGTTTCAGAGTGACATTTTCTTTCAGGGCCACCTCAAGCTGGTCTTTCGCACCGTCCAGTTCCTGTTTCAGCGCAGCGTTCTGGCTTCTGGCCGCCGCCAGTTCCTCCTTCAGTTCCTTTTCCGCTGCAGGTGCTTCGTTTTCCAGAGTCGCTTTCTTTGCGGCCCCTTCTCTGACAAATCCCTGGCTTTCCAATGCCAGCGCTACAACTTCAGACTCTGTCTGTTTTACTACATTGTCACGTCTTAAAGTAATCATCCCGTATCTCCTCCTATGACAGTTCTTCCTTTACGTTGGTAAAGCAGGTCTTGATCTGCTGATCCGGAATCCAGATATCATGGTACTTGCGGTAATCCATCGCGTAAGCTCTTGCCTTCTGGTTTGTCTCCGGATCAAAGATTCTCATCTTATCTGTCTTAGACACCGCAACAGGGGCTTTTCTCGGTGTGATGATCCAGTTAATGTTCTTGCTGGATGCCGTTGCTGCAAATCCACCATCTTCCTGTCCGCTGGTTTTTCCATCTTTGAACAGATATTCAGTCTTCATTCTCTCTGAACCAACCGAAATCAGTGGATGCTGTCCATCCAGGCTCCTAACCTTAAAGCTTACATCTCCCTGCTTAAAATCTGTTACATCCAGTTTTTTGGACAGCTTATCACTCATGGAGAGGATCGCTGCCACCATGCGGCTGATGGTAATTACCAGCGGAGTATTATCTCCAACGATTTCCTGAACCGTTGCAATGTCGTAGTAAAGTTTCTGCAGAATGGTATCCTCCGCCGGTACATATCCGCCAGATGCTGTCTTTGCCTTGATGCAGGCCGCCGCGATCGTGCTGTAACGGTAAGCATCAATCTCCGGGATCACTTTGGTTCTCTGGAATTCTCCCATTACAGTAGCCGCAGTCAGTGCAAAGTTGGTCTCATCTACGGCATTCTCATCAAAGCTGAAGGAACGTCCTCTGTCCTGGGTCATTGTTTTGGTCTGGTACTTGAAGTTTACTCCACCGGCTACAAAACCGTTCTGTCGATCATAATCAGCCAGGCCGTCCATGGAAAGCTCCGGGATCTTGACCTCTGATCCTCCGTTATATTTCACCAGGCTGGAATTGACTTCCATCCATCCGGAAGTAGCCTGCTCTACTGCGGCCTTATCCAGTTCACTCTGAATGACCGCTGCTGTCTGAATTGTATTTACGCTCATGTCTCATATCCTCCTTATAATCCTCTGATGTTTCTTGCAATCTGATCTCTTAACATATTTTCTGCGCTTGCCGCATTGCCAAGGCCCGCCGGAGTCTTTCCGCGAAGTCTGGATTCCACCGCTGCCTGAAGGCTTCCCTTGAAGGTATCTGTTAATTTTGACAGACTCTTTTCCATGGCCTCCTCACTGGTATAATCCAGCAGTTCAGCCAGGCCGACCGGATAACCATCTTTTTCCAGGGATGCCGTTGCCTTTTTCTGCAGATCACTCTTTAAGAGCTTCGCCTGCAGTTCTGCGATCTGCTCGTCTTTCTTTTTCTGTTCCTCGGCAGCCTTTTCCTCCGGGCTTAACTTGGCCTGTCTCTTTGCTTCTTCTGCCTGAGCTTCCCAGTCCTGCTTTGCTTTTTCAATGGCTGCATCCATATCTGCCTGGCTGAAGGATTTCTCCTCCGTTTTACCTGCAGGCGGCTCTGTTCCTTTTTCAGCAGCCTTTTCTTCTGCTCCAGGTTCCTTTTTCTCCTGCTTGGCACCGAAAAGACCGTCAAGAAATTCCTTAAAGGCAGATGCTTTCTCCTGGTTTCCGGTTTCCGCACCTGCGGCCTGTCCCGCCGCTCCCGTAGATGTTCCTGCCGATGTAGTTGCTGCGGTTTCAGTTGTCTGAGTGCTGGTGGTCATTTCTCCATCCATTTTCATGTCCTCCTTGAATTTTTGTATAACAAAAACACCCTCTAACGCTGGTTAAAAGGTGTTTAAGCTCCATTTAAATGTAATTTTTTGTAATTTAATAGGCACCCCTTCGGGTGCCCATCATGCTTTCTTTTTCTGCATATCTCTGCAAAAATCCTCTTTGTAGTTGTTTGTTCCCAGAGCCGATTGCCTTATAACCGCTCCCGGTATCCCATCCGGATATGTATCACATTTTGCATAGCCATGATATCTGGTGCATGAGTTACAGGCGCTGTCAAATGCCTTTGGTGCTTCCCACCACCGTCTATCAGAATATGGTTTCTTTTCCATTACAACTCCTCCATGTAGATTGTATGTCCATCAACTCTGGTAACAATAAATGATGAGCCACGCTCAAAAAGAATTTCCTTCTCTGTCGAATTGTACTTTCGTATATCTCGACCATTCTTTGACTGAATTACATACTGTATTTGGAAACTATCATCATATACCTCGGTTGAAGATGATAAATACTCATTAAAGATCTTCAGTTCTCCCGGAACATAAGATTCAACAAACTCATCCACATCCAGAATTCCGAAATCTGAAAGCGACCGTTTTACCGTTCCCTCATACTTCGGCATCTTCTGAAGTGCGGAATCCATTGCCTTTATGGACTGTTCTTCCTGCTTCGTCAGTTTTTCTCCCCTGCGGAGCTTGTCATTCCAAACGTAAGAAGAACTGCTTATGTAACTATTCATAGCATGTTGCTCCGCGTCTGTCAACGGTTCCGCAGGCTCTTTTGCCTTTTCTTTTACATAGCGTTTTTTCCATTCTTCAAACTTTGGATTGTCTTTCAATTGGTTAGCGCCGTCCTTCAGTGCAAACATATCAATCCGTGGCTTTGCTCTGGTAGTACATTTACAGTTCGGGTGAATCGGTGGCAGATTGACTCCCGCCTCGGCCTCAGATAACTTAAATGCCTGACCATTTAAAGCCTGGCATATCTCACAGCCACCTCCCAAGAAAATGTATTCCTCAATTCCAAGCTCCTGATAGGACTGCATCTGGCCTTGATTAGAAAAGTAACTGCTTTCTGTTCTCACCAGGCGCTCCGCATTTTTACGCCCCCGGTGCATCACATCATCTATGGATTTTGCCATTTTCTGGACGCTGGCCCCGGACATGAAGCCCATGGTCAGTTCCCTTCTGGCAAGAGCCGCCAGCTTATCCGTATCCTCCCACAGCGCCTGGGAATAATTTTTGCCTGACCACGGAAACTCCAGGATACACTTCAGCATCTTCTCATCAACCTTCGCCACCGTAAAGCCTACTCCCATGATGCTCTGAATATCATAGCAGCTACGGTAATAATTGGTTTTAAACATATCGCCAAGAAGATCTGTCAGCTTTGTTTCTGTATCCCCGGCCAGGTTTATCATCTGCAGATAAATCTGCGAAAGAAGCTGCTCTTTTCTGCTGATCCTGGACTTGGCAGACAGCGTATTTAACTCCAGCAGCGTCCTGGAATCCGTCTGGGCCTCAACCACATACTTATCCATGCTCTTTCTCCAGCGGCTGTATTCCTCGCCGGACAGGAGCTTTTCCGCTTCCGCGTTATCCAGTTTGTTATCCTGGGCATACTTTTGGAACATGGCATTGATCTCATTTTCCAGTTGGTTGGCCGTCTCATCATAAAGATCCATGATATCCCTGGCATAGGTGTCGGTTTCCTTGGCATTTCTCAGAACCCTTTCCTTGGCCCGTTCAATCCATTCATTCCGTTCTTTCTGACTCATCTACGCCCTCCGCAGCCTTTCCGGCAGTCATGCCGTTCTGCTGGCTCTCAAATGCTTTGGCAAAATTCTCATAGGTGCCGAATTCGTCAACATCCTTGGTTTTTTCTTCCTCCAGCTTTTCCATCTCATCATGGACGTTTTCCACCCATGGCAGCATCTGCAGCCTTGACTCCGTGGAAAGCAGTCCGGAGAGCTGCGTTGCGATCTGTGTCAGTTCCAGATTGTTTTCCGGTTTGTTCCTGCGGAATTTCGGAGTGATGTCCTTATAATCATAATGGCCACCCTTAATATTCAGGATATTGGTAATCAGCTCGATCCGGCGCTGCAGCCCCTTTTTGAACTTCCGCTCTTGTCTTCTGCCACCGGGCCATCGTATTCCATCATGTTGAAGTAATACTTCAGAATTGCATCCACATACTCCTGGAACTCATCGTCTGTGTAAATGGCATCTTTCTTCAGGACATATTTCAAACGCTCTGGCTTTTCCACCACGCTGCCGCCCGTGTAAGTATTGAACAGTCTGGAAAGGCCGTTCTTCACATCATTGAACCGGCGCTCAATGATCTTCGCCTTCGCATTTCGGACGATAGCATTTGTCATATTGATTCCCAGGCGTTTGAATACGCCCGGCGGTTCAAAGGTTTCCTCGCCATTCTTTGGCTTCTTCTTCCGGTGGCCAAGGCCGCCAATATCGAAGGTCAGGAACTCTCGACCGTTATCCACGTAGATGTTATCCGGGATGCCATATTCCAGGATTCCCTTCCGGAGCGCGATCAGCGTTGCCTCTGAACCTGGGTTATATGTAATGTAGTACCCTGTAAAGATTCCGCTTCTTGCATCCAGGAAGGCTGTCAGATATGGCCTGTGCAGCTTGCCTGACTTATCCCTCACCATTACATCGAAGGTATGGTTATCAGCGATCCACCACTCATTGCTCTGCATCTCATCATAAATACGTTTGATGTATGGAGCGCAGCGGTCATTGAATGCCTTGTGACCTTCACGGCCCAGAACCTTTACTCCCTCCGGAACACTTTTCAGTCTCCGGTAAAAAGAAGGATAGGCCGGGATCTGCGTATACAGATCCGGACGCTTTTCCTGCGCCCACATCTTTGTGTACTCCAGGCACTTGGTTACCGGATGCTGGGCTTCGTCCAGATAGTAATACAGGAAAGCCTGCCATATCGTTTCATCTATGGAGCTTGTCCCTTTCTTCCATTTGTTCCGCTTATCAACCAGCGCCTTCATATCATCAGCCTTCACGGCATTCCATTTTCTGTAAAGCGTATCTACTGATATGCTCCGCTCTGGATATTCCAGGCTGCAGAGCGTTACGAACTTTTTATCTACTTCAGCCAGGGAAGTAACTCCTGGCATCTTTCTATATGACTGCCAGCGCTTGGTGAGGTCGATCCAGAAATCAATTTCCTTTCGTTCATCCTCGGTAAACTCATCAATCGCAACTTTCTCTACTTCCGGCTCTGGCCGTTCTACCTCTTCCGGAGGGTTTTCTGCAATCAGTTGATAATACTTGTGCTGCAGTTCCTCATCCAACGCATCCAGCGGTACCAGGTAAGTTTTCCGGTTTTTGCTATTAACAGTCTCTACCGCCTTTAATTTCCCATCTTGTATAATTTTCTTAATATAACGTGGACTACAGCCTTTTACCTCTGCAACCTGTTTCGCTGTCAGCATCTGCGCCATACATTTCCACCACCTTTTCAGCCTGTCCTCATCAGATGCAGGAGGCTATCCCTGCATGACCGGCCTCTGCCGGTTTCGACTCTTTTAAACGGTGTTTAAAAAGTCTTTAAAATCATCCATGTTTCCGCCCAGTTCCTGGATCAGCGGAATGATAAACTTCTTTCCTGATGGCTTCCCTGTGATAGCCTCGCTGATCCTGGCCTGGTGTGTTCCCATTCCTGCGGCCAGTTCTCTCTGGCTGATGCCTCTTTCCAGCATCCTGGTTTTTGTCCATAAGGCAAACTCAGCGAAATTTCGCACTTTTCTGTTCTTCATTCTGCCTGCCCTCCTAACGTATTCCGTTATAAAATTCTGTATCAGCGATACAAAATAACCTATTCCGTTATCGGATTCTGTGCTATAATCGGTCTTGTATGATTGATACATTATTATAATAATCCTCATTTGAGGATTTGTCAATTAAAATTGAGGATTTTATATATTCATGTGAGGATTATTGGAGGGGCTATGACTATAAATGAGCGCTTTTTTAAATTATTAGATGAGAAAAAGGTTTCCCAGAAAGATTTTTGCGAAGCAACGGGCATTCCGAAGCAAACCGTCAGCGGTTGGAAAAATAGAAAAACTGATCCGCCAGCATCGCTGATTCCTACTATCGCAGCATACTTTGGGATCACATCTGACTTTTTGCTTACCGGGAAAGATGAATGCAATCAGGCAGATCTTGAACTTAATGACACATCTACTCAGCAACTCCTGAAATACTTTTCTTCACTTTCTGAAGTGGAAAAAAATATTGTTCTGGGAAAAGCTGCTGAATTTTATCTGAAATCTTTGTCCGAGGATTGATAGTCCTCATTTGAGTATCATTGACCATTTTTTCATATTATGATATATTCTTAGTGCATTTACCACCTTGCTGGACTGCCTACCAGCAATAAAAAAAGGGCCGCGTCAATTAACTGACCGGCTCTTTTTTGGTTCCCATTAACTGGTTCCCATTAAGTTCTCATTTTTCACTTTTATAATTGCTTTTAAATTTTATTGTTTTAAACGGTCTTTTAAAACCTTTCAAATGCCGAAAACCCTTGAATTATCAATACTTTCTCCCGTTTCCGCATTTTAATTTTAAAAATTTTAAAAGGCTTTAAACCCACGCTTTTTATTGAGCTTTTTTCCCTCCATTTTCAGGCATTTCTATGATTTTTCGTTTTTCAATGTGAATTCTGGTTCCCATTAAAATTTTAAGGGGTAAAAAGGATCTATAAGCCTAAAAAAGCCCCTATTCACGGGATTTCTCACCGTGTAAGGGACTTTAAGGGTTTATAAGGGTTCGTTGGTTCCCATTATTGCAGGTTATTCGATAACTTACAATCCCATCTTCTTGTCTTCTCACCAAGATTTTTGAGTTTCTCAGCAATAGCGTCCAGAATCATCTCTCTGATTTCGCCTTGATAAAATTCTTCCTCTTCGCCCAAATACAGTATCGGCATATTATCTGCACTACTCATTTTAGAACGCAACCCTTGGTTCTCGTAAGTAAGGATTTCATTTGCATGGGTCAATTCTTCAACCTGTTTTTTCAGCTTTTGAATGTCCTCGTCTACAGATTCAATCAGTTCATCTGCTTCTGCTGCCATGCGGTTTTTCTCAGATTCAGCCGCCAGCAATTCTGCACCTCTCATACTCAATCGATCTCTAAGAAGTGCATTATTTACGCCTTGCCAAGTATACAGCTTATCCATCATTTGAGCGTTGCAGTACTGAATTACACTACGAATAACCTTTTCAGACAGAACAGCATCAATTCCATCGTATGCACGATATAGATACTTCTTATGACCATATGCACTATTGGGGAAGTATACACCGATAGCGCCGTTGAATTCATTTTTGTTATCACACTGCCGACGGATTCTTCCGTTCAGCCATGTACCTTCTTCAACAAGCACATGGGCAACACCTTTCAACCTTCCAGATAATTTCCAAATATCCACCGGATCTTCACCGTAGTATGTTTTGGAGATATACACAACAGGGAGTCTATACCTTGAAGTGCCATTGATTACATCCGTCAACAAGTCGACATTATCAGCTTTAATGAAAATCGGCTTGCGGAGCATTGGCAAAATTCCATCATCCTTCAAATAACCGTGTTCTATCAGTAGAGTGATAAAATGCGGTGTAGAAAAGGTTGGGTCAACGGCCAGTGCCTCTTCCAAATAACTACGATCGAGTTGAATAGACATTCTCATGTCATTAAAATTCATAACGTAGTCGGTATCCCAGACCACACCATCTGCTTCGGTTTTTTCATAGCGAACCGCGATGATGTTCTCATTTCGGTATTCCTCGATAGCAAGCCACAGTGTCTCGGTACCATATCGGACATTTCGTTCGCCATTCCATTCGATACCTTGAATTATATTTTCTTCATGAGGACTGCCCTGATTCCACTCCAGAACCAGCTGGATAAAGGAGTCCTTTGTCATTGTATCATTGATTTCAAGTAGCGTAGAAAATAACAGCATATGACATCTTGCCTCCGTATTTTACACAGAAAGAGACATGAGATTCTTTCTCAGAGCCTGTCCCTCAATAGGAACATAGCAGGAATCCACAATAAGTTCTCTTCCCAGAATATCTTCCAGTGCAATGGTCTGCCATGTTTCCAGCAGAACCGGGTTGTTTTTCAAAATCGTGTTAATATTCTCAAGCATCAGCGGACTGCTCAGTTTATCGAGCATCGCACGACCATCGGTAATGTTTCCGGCTGAATCAACGATATTTGCATGGGCAATCTTCCAGAGTTTTTTCTCACTGAGGAGTCTAAGGATAAAGGCATCCACAAACTCTTTCTGTGCCTCTTCGCTGGTCATATTGACGCTGTAGTTTTCATACGCAGCATCAATTTCATCCAGGGCAGAAGTGATCTTTTCCGGCGTTGCTACCGCCATAGAAGATTTCTGCGCTTCAGTATGGGTAGCAGCATTCTTCTGAGGCATAGGCTTTGCTATCTTACGTTCAGCGATTTTCCGCTTACCGTAGTTCACGGCCGCATTCCATCCGCGTCCAACCCAATAGAATGCTCCGTCAACAGCTCTGTCAACAATAATGGGCAGTGCCTGTTTAATGCCGTCCACAATCAGCTGCTGATACCACGGCAAATCCTCATATCGAGTAGGTCGTTTTTCTACTTCAACAACTTCTCTGCGGACAATGACCTGCGGCTCTGGAGGGACAACCTTGGTAGGGTCTTCATCGACCACTTCCAGATCATAAGCAACAGCGGAATAGGTTCCGTCACCACGATGCCGGCCACCCTTGCCAATGCGATCCCCAGTGGTATCGTTTCCGTCTTTATCTTTTCGAGGCAACTTGCCTACTACATAGTCGAAATCTCTTTCTTCAGACATCGTCAACCTCCGTAACATTGATTTCTTCGAAATTGTATGCTCCAACAGGGTACTCATTAATATAACCTTCTACTCTAAAGGTCTGTCCGCATCCGATACATTCATAACCTTCACAGTCGAAACAGTGCTGGATTTCCGCACCCATCTGTCGTTCGGAGGAATAATCTCCGGTGCTATAATCAGCAAGGTCAATAGCATTGCTGGCACCACAATGGGGACACTTTATGACCCGCTTCATGCTGATTCCATCTGTTTCCATTTCCAGTTCATTCAGCTGAACGGTCTGAAAATAAGACTCCAACGCCCTTCGAAAAATCTGAGATTTTGGCTGTCCAGTCTTTTCACTACAATATGCAAGCATTTGGTTTTCCTCATCATTGAGACGAACCCGATACTGGTTGTCACGTTTATCATCTACAGTTGGTCTACCTTTTCCAGCCATGCCTTGCTCCTTTTCGGATATCCATTTAATCTTACTGCCCAAATTATACAGATTTCGACATTCCTTGTCAATGATTAAAGGTGTATCCATTTAATAACTTTCTATGAACGACAAAAACGCCCAGACCAAAGCCTGAGCGTCACACTGTTATTTTCATCTTATTCGTTTATCGTAATCTCAATCCCGGACTTGAACTCCACTACAAAATGGTCATCGTACACCGTGATCTTCTCAATCATCCTTCTGACCAGAGCTTCGCTGTACTCGGTGACTTCTTCTGGCTCACTCTGTAGGTAAGCCATCATATCTGCTATGCGTTGGCGGATGCCTTCTTTGTTTGCTTCCTGCAAAAGCAGTTCTTCTTTTTCCGCTCGAAGTTCATCGATTTCATCGGCAAGGGTCTCGTAGTTCTGCTTTGCGTTTGCCAGTTTTAGGAGTTCCTGCTGAAGTTCCAGAAGGTGGGCATCAATCCCTTCCACGGCCGCACTATTGCTGTCTCCAAGGCATCTCTCAAAACTTGCCTGCAGGGCGGGGATGAAGGAGGAACTTCCCGTGATGACTTCGTTTACCGCCCGGACAACCACCTCATGCAGAAGTTCTTCCTTTACGGTTCTTGCAGTGCAGGATGGGCGGTCTTTTTCCACCCGGCTGAGGCATCTCCAAACTGTGGACTTGCACCCACGGTTGTTCCAGTTGATTCTGCGGAAGATGTCATTACAGTGGGCGCAATACACGATGCTCGAAAGAGCGTATCGGCTGCTGTAAATCCTGCGCTTCTGATCAGGTCCGCACTCCATGTGTGCCCTACGGTACATTTCTTCACGCACCTTCATGAACTTCTCACGGGGAATAATGGCGGGGTGACTGTTCTCGACATAGTACTGCGGAACGATGCCGTTGTTGGCAACACGCTTTTTATTGAGGAAATCCACCGTATAGGTCTTCTGCAGGAGTGCATCACCGATGTATTTCTCGTTTGTGAGGATCTTCTTCAGTGTACTTTGCAGCCAGTAATCACTTCCAGCGGCGGTCTTGATGCCGTCCGCTTCCAACCCCTGTCCGATCTGAAACAGGCTTGCACCTTCCAGATACTCTCGATAGATTCGCAGGACGATTTCTGCTTCTTCCGGGACGATGACCAGATTGCCTTCATCATCCTTGGTATAGCCGAGGAAGCGGTTGTGGTTGACCTGGACCTTTCCGGCTTGGTAACGGAACTGCAATCCTAGCTTTACATTCTGGGAGAGGGACTGGGATTCCTGCTGTGCAAGAGATGCCATTATGGTCAGAAGCACTTCACCCTTTGCGTCCATCGTATTGATATTTTCTTTCTCGAAGTACACGGAAATGTTCTTTTCCTTCAGCTGCCGAATGTATTTCAAGCAGTCCAGCGTGTTGCGGGCGAATCGGCTGATGGACTTGGTAATGACCATGTCGATTTTGGATGCCATGCAGTCCTCAATCATGCGGTTGAACTCTTCACGCTTCTTGGTGTTGGTACCCGAAATACCGTCATCGGCATAGATCCCGGCAAGCTGCCACTCAGGATTTCTGTCTATGAATTCTGTGTAATGCTCCACCTGTGCCTCATAACTGGATTCCTGTTCGTCACGGTCAGTGGAAACACGGCAGTACGCAGCCACACGCAGTTTCGGTTTTTCTTCCGTGACCTGCTTTCTGCTGCCGACTCGTTTTCTCGCCGGAATTACGGTGATCGTTTTCTCAGCCATTCCGTACCTCACTTTCTATCAGACTGTAAATGTATGCGGCCTGCTTGAATGGGTCATCGTATCTGTGTGTGACCTTTCCTATAATAAAGGCGGTCTCTGCTTCGCAAGGCGGCGGTGTTGTCCGCTCCCGGGTTCTGCCTAATGCTCCGGCACGGCGATTCCGCTCTTCTGCGACTTTGGAAAAGGTCTCGCTGTCAATAATCGCAGGATAAAAATCATCGCCCAGATAATGCTCGTTCTGGAGTATCCTTTTGGCACCGCTGTGGAACAGGGTAAGCCCTGCGGCTTCTGCGGCGGGTACCAATGCCAGCCCGGAAAGGTAGCCACTGAACAGGGTACGCACCTGTTCAGCCTGCCCTTCGTCAATGACCGCCACACCGTTTTCAATTCTGTATCCATATGGGATGTGGTTTGCCATATTCATCGTATCCTTTCTTTCAGTATCAATCCGCATTTCAGTTCAAAGGCTGCGGTGTTCCTTTCGTGTATCACGACCCGCTCCACAAACTGTGAAAAGCAATCCCCGTCAAACTCCGTCAGCATCTCACCCCGGCTGCAAAAGCGGATGAGGTCTGCCAGCTTTTCGGTCTTTTTCATCTCTCCGTTGACCGAGAATACCAGATGGTCTTGCTCTGCTGACTGCGATTTTCCTTCAGCTTGTGCCCCTCGTCTGCAATGATGAGGTCGGCATTGAATTTCAGCAGTTCTGTCTCAAGGATTCTGGCACTCTCATAATTCACGACTACAATCTCCAGCCCGTCGGTCTTGCCGACTTCGGAAAGCTGCTGTCTTTTCTTTGCGGATGCACCTTTCAAAATGGTCAGCGTATATGGGAACGCAGCGAATTTCTCAAATTCCTCTTCCCACACACCGAGGATTGACAGCGGTGCAACAACAAGGATGCGGTTGACCCTGCCAAACTGATAAAGGATGCCGGAGATGCCAATGGAAGTGATCGTCTTGCCCGTACCCATTTCCATAAGCAGAGCCACACCGTTGCTTCTAAAATCGGAAGGGAGAAGGCCGAATCTCATGCAGGCAAAATCGAAAGCCTGCTGCTGATGCAGATATGGCTTGACCGTAATCGGCATCGGAAGGGATTTATTCGTCATCGTCCGCACCTCCTCGCATCTCATGAATTTCAATGTTTCTTACACTTGTGCCGGGCGTAAGTACCAGCACCTCGCAGAAATCGCCGAAGATCAGATTCAAAAGTCTCTGTGGAAGGCGCACCTTCTTGCTGCCAAGCACCTGCTTTTTCTGACCACTGCGGTCTGCAATATTGATCTGTACTCTATGTTGCAGATTCATCATTTTTCATATCCTCCTGTTCAATGAACGGGTCTGCGCCCGGAGGTCGTATCTCTTCCTCTGTAACATTGGGAAAAAGAACAACCCCCGGTCAGACCGCAGTGATTACTTCTTACGCTTGCGGGACTTCTCAACACCGAAGTGCTTGCAGCCCTTGGCGATGATTTTATTCCAGCGGTTGGAGATAGCCTGCTGAGTGACCGTCTTTCCGGTACGGGCTTCCTCCTCACGGCGGACATCTTCGAGGTACTTCCACGCCCCCAGATGGTCATAGACCAGGTCTCGCTGTGCCTCGGTCAGCCCCTCCATGAATTCCAGAATGGCTGCAACCTTCTCGTCCATCGGTGCATCCTCCGGGAACAGCAGGGTAAAAGGGTCGGATTTGATATCCTCGATTTCGTCCCACGGATTTACCACATCCTCACCGCTCTTGCCGGAACGCTCATAACGAGCAAGTCTGTCAGAGAACACCTTGTCGGTGTGGCGCTCATACTCGTCCTGCTCCACATCCTCGTCATGGTCGATGCTGTCTACCATAATCAGAATTTCACGGTCGATGGTGCGGACCGTGCCGTCCGGGTCGGTGTATTCCTCGCCAAGACCGATATGTACCGGGACTTCCTTTTTGAGGTCTTCATCCCAGCGCCAGTAGGTGTAACCGTCTTCGGTGAGGTAGTTCTTGCGATCCTCACGGAATGCGCTGGTACGGGTCAGTGCTACATTGTTCTTTTTGGCTTTCATTCAGTGTCCTTTCCCGCTCCTTGGCAGGACGGCGGACACCGAAAAAGCCGGGGCTACAATGTACCCCGGCTGAAACATCCCCAAAACGGCATGACAAGACACGGTGGTACATCGGAAATCAAACTCAGCCTTATAAAAAACTGCTGAGTATGACTTCTTCTGCATCCACCGTCCCTATGGCCATCTTGGAACGATATGATTTAATTGAAGTTTTTCTTCACCCGAAGAGGAGGATGAACAGGTTGATTGTTCTAATCATTTCTCTGTTCACCCTCTGCGGCATTACTTACGCTTACCGCTCGGCTTGGTCTGTGCCAGTGCACTTCCGGCTACCGACTTGGAGTCTTTGCCGTAACGTCCGTCCTTCAAGATTCTGCTTGCCTTGGAGGCAACAGGCCTTGAAGTCTGCTTCGTGTTCTTCGCCATTCTTCTCACCGCCTTTCTGTTCGAAATTGCCTTAATTTCCAAGGCTGTAATCATTATCGTTGATTCGGTTTTCAGAAAATATGGTGAGAGTCTGGGGGATTTCTGGGGAAAAACTGGAATCTGAAAAAGCGCAAAAAAATACCCCTCGGCACACGCCGGAGGGCAAAAAAAGAGAAGAAGCCGAGGCCTCTTCTCTGAAATTTATATATTATTCTGTATAGCCGATCAGAAGACCGTATCTGCCGTCTCCCTCTTTGTGAGTGTACATTTCACGTTTTGCGCCGTCATAATCTATCGTAGGAATACTGTTTTCAACGATAATGACCTGCCCGAAGTCCTGGTTCTTAACAAGATACTCAAACAATCCGTTCCTCATCTCTGCACTTGTATCGCTCCCGCCCTCTTTCAACGAAAGAATCGGTGAATCCATCAACAGTATTCCAAGACCGTGTTTGCCTTTTTCGGACAAATACTGGTGCAGGGCAATTGCCACCGTTGCGTTAAGGAAAGCTTTGTAGCCGCCGCCGAACTTCTGCTTCTTTTTCCGTTTACGACGATATCGAAGTCTTCGCTTTCGAAATCAAAATAGCAGTTGCTGAATTTATCAAACTTGACTTCGGTAAGTATGGTGTTCAGGAGATCATTGAAATCAGAAACAAACTCCGCCGTAAAATTATCCTGTGCCTTGAATGCAGCCTGATCTTCGTTTCCATCCTCTGTTTTCTTCGGAGTGGTTATATGTTTTTCGATTTTCTCAATGATTCCCTGCTGACTCGCTGAATCTACAGATTCCTGCAACATTTCTATCTGATTCTGAAGTTCCTGTATTGTCGGCTGCAGGTCCTGATTTATCAGCTGAGCAAGACGGCTGCTTTCTTCATCACACTCCTGTATGCGTTTCTTGTGCTCTGCAATCTCCTGGTCAATGTCTTTCTCGGCATCCATTACATCATTAAGCTGCGGAAGTATCCTCTGGAGTTCTGCCTGCGCTGCCTCCGCATATTCCACACTCCGCTGTACTTCCATTTCAGCACCACAGAACGGACAATGCTCGGGTTCTTTTTCTTTGGAAAGTTTCTGCTCGCCGTCAATAATAAAGGTGATCCGCTTTATATCCGAATGGTACTGGCCGCGGAGTATCTGGTAGCGGTGCTTCATCAGCGAGGCTGACTTCAGGTCTTCGTTTATATCAACGATTTCATCGGACAGTCTGCTGCGCTGTGCAGTGGCTTCCGTAATACGCCCCTGCGCCTCATTGATCTGTTGCATCAGCTGAGCAATTCGTTCTTTGACCTGTTCCGGGGAGAGCGCCTCCTTTTTCACAGCCAGTTTGAGTTCTGACAGGTATTCCAGGTTCTCGTTCTTAACAAGCGCACGGATTTTTTTCTCGGCGTTCTTTTGTTTCTTCCCGGTTACCTCTTTATATTCCTCGAATTCTTCCTCATTCAGAAAATACAGCAGAGTGCTTTTCATAGCAGTCTTTGAGAAAGGGCCACCGCTTGTATAAAATATGCTCTGCCTCCTGTTCATATTTTCCAGGGAAACACATAAAAGGTTCAGAAACGAGCGGAGCGTCAGAGACTGCCTTTTGGCATTCTCATTCATGATGACCTTCACGTTATCATCAATACCGAGGATCTTCATCCATACAGAATTAATCCAGTATTTCGACTTGCCTGCTGTATACTGGTGTGGATCGATTCTCGGATCAGTACTCTCAACATCTATCTTTGTGCTTTCAAGCTGGCGTGTCATCGTGACGGTACCGTGTCCAGTTTCGACCTCAAGGTGTACGGTATCGCATCCTGTGCTCTTGTCGATTACGAACTTCTCGTGATCCAGACCGCACATAAAATCAAAGCTGTCAAGAATCCAGCTCTTTCCGGTATCATTAGCACCGTGAATGATGTTCAGCCCATTGATAAACTCTACAGGCGAGTCTTCTATCCCTGGGCCGGTGAACCACAGCTTTTTGATGTAATACTCATTCTTCATGGAACGCAGCCTCCTCTTTCTCCAACGAAGCTACCGCCAGCTTGTTGATTTTATTCAAAATGCCCTGTTCGGAGTCATTGGAGAAATGCTGCAGCGCAAGTCGTATCTGGCCTCTGTACTCTTTGGCATATCTCGTATCAAGCTGCCGGGAGAACTCCTTACCCCGTGCAGATATGCAGTAAATGAATCCGTTCTTGGTGGGATTGACATCTACAAACCCACGACGCACAAGAAGCGTCATTCCATCCCGGGTCAGTTCCTTCCTCGTTGCGAACTCACTGAATTTAAACAAGTTGTCCCCGTGGAGATTCATCCCGGAAAAAGCAAAGCTTCTTCCGTACAAGGCAGCAAAGTCCACAGCCGCAATCATGTTAATTGAAAAATCCGTTCTTGCCTCAGATTCCAGGAGCAGCAGTACCCGGAGGGCTGTTTCGAACGGGGTATTAAACAGTTCCGTCATCTTCATCCACCCACTGTATTTCTTTTCTGTTCGCAAGCATGTGGCACATGCCGACTTTCTCTGCAGCACCTATCCATCCGGGAAGAAGTGCGATCTGTGAACGGGTGATCGGCACCAGAGCGGCCTGGCTCGTTACTGCTGTCAGCCGCTTATACCCATTATCATATGAAGGAATCATAACCGGACTGATGCCCTCCTTGACCTCTTCACGCATTTCATCGAATTCTTTGTACTCTATAGGAAGAAGTGCATCCTGCAGTGACCGCCTGATTGTTTCGGTCGCATAATAGCATTTCCGCTGATATGCAAAGTCCTTCTTATACCGCCGATTCCGGTCGACATCCCTGCGGGTATATTTCGGAACATCCTCCGCACTTGCATAAGCCGCATACAAGGCCTCAACATAGACCATCTCCGTCTCATCCACGACAAGCGGCACAGGCAGCAGATCAGGCTTTTTGTATTTGCTGAGCATCTTCTTCAAAACGTCAACATCATTTCGGATTTCGTCATCAGATATGTATTTTCTTGTGGCTGCGGTGTTCAGTTCACCATCCGGCCATTTTATGATGATGCCGGGTTCATCAAGTTCTATCGGAGCTGCTGATTTCGGAAAACCGCTGACAAACTTATCCGGGATTTCCCGGATACCGTCTGCGCATTCATTATTGTCAGTTTCCAGAATGGCAAAGCGTACAAGAGAGGTCAGCAGATAGGTAAGGTCAATTGAGGACGCGGACAGCACTGCACCCTTGGTGTATCCCCGCAGCCAGCTCACCGGTGAATTGGTGTCGATGGTTTTATCTTCGTCAAGCACCGCGAGTACCGCCTGGAGCAGAGGAGCCCTCATGCTGTCCTTGATCAATGGCATTACAGTCCTTTCAAAACTGCGGACTGCTGCCTCGGGATCACATTCACGGACAACATCGGCAATATCGGAAGGAACCTTGTCGTGACCGTTTTTCAGATGCCCAGGAAGAGATGTGTCGCGATAAGCCAGGTTCACTCCGAAGGGCGCAAAAATAGCGCTGCACAGAGGAGCGCTTTTAATCCCCTGGCCCCTCGCCTGATACATCAGGACAAATAATGAACCGAAACAAATACACTTCACTCCTGAAATCTCCTTCCTGTTATAATTGCGATTTTATTTCGTCTTCGAGAGCTGGCAGACGAATTTCACGCTTCTTCTTAGTTGAAATCTCACATTCCCAAAGAACAATAGCTTTCCATCCGGCTTCTTCCAGTTCTCTTTTCTCTTTAACATCTCTTGCTATATTTTTTTCAAATTTACTCTTCCAAAACTCACTATTAGTATCGGGTATCCTTGCGGCTTTGCATCCTGGGTGCTGATGCCAAAAGCAACCATGAATGAATATTACGGTTTTGTACTTGGAAAGAACGATATCTGGTTTACCAGGATATCTTGCATCATTCTTCCGATAACGAAACCCTTTACTAAACAGATACTTTCTGACTACTTCTTCTGGCTTCGTATTCTTGCTGCGAATCCTTGACATATTGTAATGTCTTTGCTTTTCTGTAAGAACGTCTGCCATTGAAAGTACCTCTTGCTAAGATTCCTTGACTAACATTTTTATATTTCCACGACAAAGAACAGTAAACATCTGCCCATATAATGACAGCCTTTTTGCCGTTGCGCCGGCATCAAATGCATGTGATTCGATAACCGCATATGTTCCTTCTTCAAGTCCACAGGTTTCTGCAGACAAAAACACAATCAAATCTGATTTTGTTTCTATCTGATAAATCCCTTTATCAACAGTACTAAGTTTCCCGGAACAAATCTTCTGTACACTTGATATACTCGCATTAATGTCCTTGGATACTATTACCGAAGAAAAATTTGCCTTTCTAGCGGACGCCTTTAGTTTGGCAGCAATTTCCACTGCATTTACAGGATCCATCTCCTGCAATGTGCCAAATGGATGTGTACTCTCTCCCACATAAGCAATATGTTTTTTATTATCAATACGGAGCCACTCAATATATGGCAGGTTCGCCAGTATTGTTTCTGGCTGGTTTCTGCTTGTTCCTGAACCATTAAGAACCTTATCCACATGAACGGCAGGCTCTTTCTGCATTGCATCCCATATACGCTTCAGCTCATCCATTGGCCTGCTACGGGAATTGCCGTTCTTTGGACGTATGATTAAACGCTCCTGCTCATCGTCAATATTCTCAATGGTAATGGCGGCACTACGACTAATGCTATTCAGTTCCAGTCCAATCAGTTTGTGAACATCTCGCTCAACATCCGTAAAATTCATACCTTACCTCCCTGGAGCAACGGAGGAAACCGCAGTACACTTGCATCTTCATCTGAATCCTCAATCGCAGCAACATCATCCAGCCATTGTCTGAGGAAAGATTCCGACTCCGGGTCTTCTCCTCCAACCTTCATAAACGTCACCTTATTGGGTATATCTATTCTGACAGGCTGAGTATCGTGAGGTGTTACTGCATCTTTCAATGCTATACCTGCTGCGAACCGTCGTATATCAGAAACAAAATCAAGTACGATAACCTTGTCTTTCCCTTCTGATATCCGTAATCCCCGGCCAAGCTGCTGTATGAAAATCCTGCGGGAATGAGTTACACGCTGAAATACGAGAATGTTTACATCTGGGACATCAATCCCTTCGTTAAATATATCAACAACGCAAACCACATTAACTGTCCCGTCGGAAAAATCGCTCAGTATCCTGTTCCTTTTATATTGGGATAACGGCTCATACTCATTTCCTGCGTTACCCGAATAAATAGCCTCAGCCTTACAAAACCCTAAGGTATTGATCTTGTCTCTCATGATAAGAGCATGCTCGATTGTTCCGCAAAACACTATCGCTCTTGGATTGGGCTGCTCACTCCATGCATCACGCAATGTATAAACTACTGAGTCATCCCACTGATTAATAAACAAAGTTCTGTTTATCTGTTTCGGTGAAAAACTATGTCCCTGGACATTCTGCAGCGCATCCCAGTTTATGTTGTCCGTATACATTCGGTAATCAACATTTGCCAGAAATCCTTTATTAAGCCCGGTGACCATGTCAATGGTTACTCTTGGCTCACCAAAATACTGTGTCAGATCCGTCTCGTCCGGTCTCCAGGGAGTTGCAGTAAGTCCTAACGCAAAAGAGCCGCCCGGCTTGCCTGCACTGAGGGCATCAAACACTCTGTCATACATACTTGATCCAACGTGATGGCATTCATCAACAAGCAGAATCCCATAATCCGGCAATTCTTTTCCTGCTTCAATCCAGCCTGAAACTGAATCGACACAGGCAAATGTCATATCTGCTCCGTCAAGCATTTCAGCTGTGGGACGCTCATAAGAATTCCATATCAGCGTTTTTTCTGACGGCTTCAGAAAAGGCCAGAATGCCTTTTCCAATTGATATACGAGATCATTTGTATGTGCACATACAAGCACCTTGCATGGATTATTAGCCCGTATGCGACGGACACTTTCCGCAGCAACGAATGTCTTTCCCAGACCAGTTGCCATAACAACCAAGGCTCTGTTTCCATCCCCGGCAAAGTATGCGTTGACAATTTCGTCTATTGCAGGGGACTGGTAGTCCCGGGGTTCCTTTGTGTTGTAGGTTTTATCCGGAAGGCGCTTTGTCCTTGATACTAAAGTATTTGAATCCCATAGTTGTAACGGAATTTTTCTTGCAAGCAAAGTGCTCTGATATGACTTAACAGCAGCGTCAAATCCGTTTGAGGAAACAATCACAGGAATATCAGCTTTATACTCATAAACAGCGTTTATCGTTTCCTGGGCCACATCAAGCCCTACCGGTTTCTTCCAGTGTTTAGCCTGAAACAGCCACTTCTTTCCGGCTTTATTCCCGGTAACATCTGCACCGTGATCTCCTGTTTGTCCGACAAGACGGACATTGTCATATCCCTCATAAGTAAGAAGCCGGCACAGATTTCTTTCAAAGGCCTGCCAAGTCATATTATTCATAATCTGGTACTGGCTTTCAAACATTACTCCACCATTTCCTTTCTCAAGAACTCAATAGAGAGTTTTACTCTTTGAAGCGTAGTAGCATCAGAATACTGGTTTTCTGCAAAGGTAATCACATCCTGCAGGGAATTCTCATACTGTCGTATAATTTTTTCTCTTGCACGTGCCACATTGTCACTTCCGAGCAGTTCTTCGCCCCCACTTGCGAGGGAGACGCTCCAGATTCCACCTCCGAAAAACGAGTCGGGTGTTTCGTGATAAAGCGTCAGGAGAAAACTGTACGGAGCATAAAGCAGAAACTCCCCGTTTTCCTTCAGTGATCCAATAGAAGACAAATCAATCCCATGTTGTATCAAAGAGGCTGTCAGTTGCTTCTTCTCCTCGTCAGACAACTCGTCAAAATATAATGCACCATTTGTGTTTAACAGATCCTTAAGATGGTTACGGAGTTCATCCAGAAAATCGTTAGCATCCTTTAAAACCGAGTCTCTGTTCAGTTCGACAGCCTCTTTCCAGTTTGTCTGCAATACGTTCCAAGTCAAATTGCTAAGATTATGTTCAGCGTATGAGGCAAGGTTTCGCTTCTCATCGTACAGGTACATAGCAATTTCACTTGCAATAAGTTGTTCCTTGGACAGACTGCATTTTGTAAAGAAAGGATGCGATAAGTCTACGAACATAGTTATTCTGCCGATTTCCTTGCTGATTATCAGTGGAACCGTTTCTTTTCCTCCTGGCGGCAGCATTGCCTTCTGAACGGAATAAACGTCCACTTGAAGGGAATTGCTCATAGTCCCATCTGCAAGGCGGATCTTCATACCATCACTGGATAAAGTATCTACCTTATCCGAGTGAGCAAGTAATTCCTCTTTGGAAAGCGGATGATTAGCTCCACGCGGACTGCTGCAATTCTTACAAACATCATCGGTTGCAATATTCTTAGTCCCACATACTTTACAAGTCCAGGGTTCCAGTACAGTCGGAATCTGATTGGCTCCACAGAAGGGACAGGTGACAGCTGAAAGTGGTATTATCTTACCGCATTTTTCGTTCACACATGTTTTTGGCTTTAAGATTGCTCCGCATGCTACGCACTCTTCTGCTTCCTTCAGATTTTGTGCTCCGCACACAGGGCATTCCGGCAGTTCCTCTGCGGGCGGCTGATCAGCAGATTCCACAAGTTTCCACCATTCACCATCATCATAGAAACCAGGAAGTTTCTGCTTGAATTTCTCATAGTATTCCTTCTCTGTGTCTCTACTGATACGTTTTGCGCTGCGGCTGTCAGCATCCCAGTAACCCATATACATATCGCCACGACCAAAAGAGCGGACACGTCTGTATGCCTGGTATAATTTGTAAAGAGGAGAGTTGTTCTCAGAGGCTCCGGGCTGACTTGGCTGCAAAGAGCTGTTTCCTCGTATAAATGTCATCGCCCTTTGCCATTCTGCACTACTACGCTGAAAATCCTGCTTTAAAAAATCGACAGGCACAAAATCGAGGTTGATCTCTCCGACGATACGACCATACTGAGAATCAATAGGATAATCTTTTGTCACATGCTTGAATTCATCCACATACTCAAAGAAGGCATTTTTTTCACCAATTCGTATGGCTCTTCCGTTTCTTATGAGATCAATTACAAAATCGGTATCTGAGTCAAACCGCTGAATACCAATCCACCCACGGACTCTTTCTTCGACGGTTCGAATTTTAGTAGAGCCGCAAGAAGGACAACAAGTATCTGATGTCCCAAGGATTGCCGTACATGTCCCGCAACGTTTTGTGCTTCCTACCACCTGGTCAAACCGCATCACCGCAGGAACATTTCCGCTCTTCCTGACAACATATCTGCTATCATCCCAGACACAATGTTCGTATGCCTCACACTTCCCCTCGTTGATAAAAATCTTTATTTCACCTTTCCGAAGAATAGTGGCATATCTGCGTCCAATCTCCTCTCGAATTTTAGGAAGCCCATACTGAACCAGTTTCTGGACAAAGCCGCTGTTAGCATTTCCCTGAGGCCACCAGTCCTTTACCTCAATTATGGTTCCATGACTACCGGGCTTGAAATACGGATCGTCACTTGCTTTAGCTATTTTCTCTGCATCAAGGGAATAATCCTTTGTGCTGTTGATTTTTTCAAGATCAATTACAGTTTTAACATAGGAATCCATGTCCTCACGGCTTGTCATAAAGGTTGTGATATTCCCAAGTTTACCAGTGGAAATATTAAATCCCATACCGAACAAGCCAAGTGTATCGTATGGATTATTCCCGGAAAAACCCGCCTTTATTGCTTTTTCAGCATTCTGAGGTGACATGCCTGGCCCATTATCCTGGATTCTCAGTATTCCACCATTTTCTGACAGTTGCTTTCGGGAAGGAAGCGTAACAATCACCATAGGATTATCCGCCTTCAAACCCTGAATCTTTGCTCCATAAAATGAGTCGATAGCATTATCAATTAACTCGCAAAGAGCATCTAACGGCTGCATTGGTGTATGCGTAAGAGCAATTAGTACCTTTGGATCAGGTGTAAAATCAAATTTCATTTTCCTGCCTCCTCATTTAACACAGCTGTATTTATGTAATCTTTAAGCGTAGCGGCCACTCCTTTAGCCATAAGGAATGGCACTCCGTTCCCGATGGTTTTAAAGCAATCCGTAAGCGTCATCTCGGGTGGCAATGAAAATTCCTTCGGCAATGACTGTAATGACATGGCTTCTGCTACCGATAGCCGTCTTGCCTTATAGGGATGTAGGTGTACTTCGTTATTACCATAAGCCACAGTAGGTGAATACCTCCACCTATGAATCCTCTTGTATGACTTTTTGTTTGTATCACCCTCCGGAATCTCAAGCATTTTTCTGAGTCCAGCTTTCGGTTTGAAGTACCGATTAGCATCTGGATGATTTTCCACATCGTTCTTTTCAAACCAGTACTGTACTGTAAGTTCTTTTTCTATTCCATCAGGGCATTCGCTAACAGAACCTTCCACAAATGGGGTCATATCCGGCCATTGTTCATTGCGGATATCCTCAAGGGAGCACTTCATTTTCGACTCCCAGGGGAACTGTAACAGTGTCTGATCATCGCCTTTAAACTCCTGTTTGAGCAGTTTCTCGGACACTCCAACGAGCAGGATCCGGTCTCTGTCCTGCGGAACGCCAAACTCAAGCGAATTGGTAAGTCGTTCTGTTAAGTAGTAACCAGCGTTCTTAAGCGTCACCTTCAGTTCCTCATAGAATTCTCTATGCCGTGCAGTCTTCCATAAACCCTTTACATTTTCAAAAAGGAAAAAGTCAGGTTTCATTGTAATAAGCAACGATATGTAAGAAAGCGATAGTTTTCCGTTATCGCCATCTCTGCCACGCTGCTTTCCGGCAATCGAAAAGTCTGGGCAAGGAGGGCCACCTATAAATCCAACAAGGGAACCATCTTTCTTAGCATCCTCTATGTATTGCTCCAGCTGATGTTTATTCTCGTTAATGTAGCTGTTAACATCTGTATTTGCATATCCATACTTAGGAGGCCTTATCTTCATCATTTTTCTTGAGTATATGTATGCGTCCTGAAAAGGCTTAAAGAACTCATTTACAAACTCTATATCATACCCAGCCTTTTCAAATCCAAGATCGAGGATTCCGCATCCAGCGAAAAAGGAGAAGATTTTCAATTTACGACCTTTTGCCATTTAACTGATACCTCCGTTAGTTTATTGCACTCTTGCCACTTTTTACCCAGGCATCAAGTTCAGAGCATTTGAATTTCCACTGCTTGCCAATCTTATGTGCCGGAACGCCTTTATTATTTCTTATCCATCCGCGTATCGTTCCTGGTTTTACTCCAAGGTATTCTGCGGCTTCATCGATATTTATCCATTTATCCAAATTAACATCTGCCATCTTTTTACCTCCGGTAGACATTTCATCATATACAAAACACCATAATAAAGTATATCACCAAGTCTCGTGATCTTCAATACGTTTCTTGTTATTTGTTTTTGTTTTTTGTCATTTACAGAATTTCAGCAATAACATATCCTCGCTCCTGTTTTTCAATAACAACGTGTCCGCAACCCCTCCCGGAGGCGTCCCGGATGCCCAAGTCGATAAGTTCGGATAGAAAAAAAAGTGATTCCAGCCCTGGGCAGTTGTTTCGCCCCGTGGCGGGAATCCCTTGTTTAAGCCTTTGCTGATTCTCGATGATAATTTTTCTGTCCGTTCCAGTTTCTGTTGCGTAGATATCCACATTGAAGTCACCAACACCGGACTCCGTCTCATCAACGGTTATCGCCAATCCAACGGCATCTGCCAACAGAGTAAGATTATCCTCTTCCGCAAGCCAAGGGGTAAAGTCCAATGCTTCATGCGGCCAGACCTTTCGTAAGTCTTTTATTTCTTTTAACTTCCCTAAATTTATCATGGTACTATTCCTCCTGGTCGCAAGATAATCGTCTTATCCACTCGACCTATTACAAAATCATCTTATCAACTCAACCTTGCCCATTTTCAACCTGTCAACTCAACCCTTGCTTTCTCCTGGCAGCAAGCACTCGTTAGGTTTACGATGACCAGGGCAACAAACACTATCCAAGGGAATGGTTCGTCACACCTCTCGAAATCATTGAAGAAACGATTCAGTTGATTGTAGATGGAAAGATTGAGAATTACCGCTATGACACCGTTCTGCAGCAACTCGTGATGCTACAGACAAGTGCGGAACAGTAATACTGTATCCTCAACCCTACGAGCCAAAACAGCTAATCTGTATTCTCGACCTACCGAAAGCAAATCTGTATTCTCAACCCCTACTGAACAGAGCGGTTGATTTGTTTCCGAGATAACAAAAAAAGGGATTTCCACCGTCCGGCATTTGATTGCCTGGATAGTAGAAATCCCTTTATTTCTGGGCATTTTCGCCCTTTATTTGCTTACTCTTGACATCAATACTACGGTCTCGACAGTTGTTTCAGTTTCCAAGGGAAGTTCTTTCACTTCCTCACCATCAACAGGCACAGGGAAATTGAACACAATCTTCTTTATC